GGCAGCTTTGGCGGCCGCGATCTGGTCTTTGGTGATGGCGCGGTGCGCTGGGTACTGAATTCCGTTCAGTTGTGCTGCGAGCTGATCTCTAGGCATGACTGTTCCTTTGCCGCTATAGCGGCTGACTTTTGAGGGGGGAGGGGGTTACCGCTGGGTTTTGGTGTGGCAATTTAGTATCGTTGCTAGCCAAAACATCCTGGGCGCAGGAAGAGGCGTATCAGGTAGCTAAACGTTCATTTCAGGAAGAAGTTCAGAATATGAAAAAGCACCATTTGCTTTTGGTGATTCCTGCCTTTTTGTTGCAGGCCTGTTCCACAACCCCGGCACCAATGCTTTCGGATTATCAGTATCAACAGTTCGGCGCATTTTTTGCGACGATCGATCGATGTGGAGTTCTTGGCTACACCTCTCCGGAAGTTGTGGCGTACGGAAAAATCCAAATGAATTATCAATTGAATTCCTACAGGTACTACCCAGAAAGATTACGTTCAGCGATGACAGGGGTCAGCTCTATTTTGGATAAAGGTCTGGCAGATTCGGATTCTTCAAAAAATCCAGAGATGATAAAAATTTGCAATGGGCTGGCTATGCGTGTCGCCGAAATGAGGCAACAGCAGCAAATAAATGCTGCGAACGCTCAAGCAGAACAACAGGCGATGCAAAACACCATTCAAAGTCTTCAAAATTCCACGCCTAAAACCACTTATTGCAACAGTTTCGGCTCACAGACAAATTGCACAACCTACTAACCCCTGACATTACTCAGATCCGAGTTAATGACCTCCGTCGGCGCGCTGGCTGGCGGTCATTGCAGCGAAGGCGGGGAAGTTGAGGCTGGGCAGGCCGGTCATGGGACCGCTGACATAAATTCGTTTGCTGCGTAATCGACCAGACGGCATGATGTTCCTCCAATTTCAATCTAAGGACCGGAAGTGAAAAAGTATCTTTATGGAAAGAAAAGGTTTTTGAAGGATTTAATTTCCGGTAAATCGGGGTTGCGTTTTAGCGACATAATTCATTACTCCATTATGGAGAATGAGTTAATGAGGGATGATGAGCGTACGAAAGTGTTTGAGTTGTCGAAAGAATCTTTCAAGCTGTATGTGAATGATCGGCAGATAAATCCCATGGATATGGTGGGCGGCCCCTCTCTAACTATGCCTGTCGACAGATGCTATTGTGTTTGCTTAAGCAGTAAGTCTAATGATCCTGTGCTGTTTGAGCGGTTCCAAGCTGATGTGTGCTTAGAGATTGATTTGGAAAACCTTTTACAGTTTTTGTCTGTGGCGGTGGAGAAGTTTGAGGGGATGGCTGTAGTTCACAGGGATGTTAATTATTATCCTTCAATAATGTCTGATGCGTTTCCGGACTTGGATAGCATTCTTTTTTATAAGAGAGATGTTTACTCGGTTGAGAGCGAATACAGAATCGCGATTACAGTTCCACCCCATCGGACACACTTTAAAGGTGAGGGTAACGACAGGATAAAAATGTTTTCTGATGATGTGGATGATGTACGGCATCTTTTTATAAATGGGAATACGCCTGAAATAAACCAAAGCTTCGTCACGGGCGTATTCTATTTCCCGGAAGATACTAAGCCGCCAGCGAGCTCATAGATGTGATTCTCCACGGATCATTGGACCGGGCCAGTGCAGCCATCGGCGGCGGGCTAACGCTGTTGCCGCACATGTGTACCTGCTGAGTCTTGGTGAACGGCTTGCCGTCGGCTCCATGGCTGATGATGTAGTCGGCGGGGAAGCCCTGAGCCTTGTATAACTCGGCCGGTTGCAGCATGCGCAGGCAGATGTCGACAATTACGTACGGCGTGCCTTTGATCGTCACAGTGACCAAGCCCAAGCGGTCTTTGGTTGTGATGGTCGGCGCTGGCTCGACGGCACCGCTCACGTTCTCGGTTCCGTAATAGCTGATCAGGAATGCCGCGACGCGCAGCGCACCGGCTTCAACCTCCGGCGAAAGTTGAAACTCAACCAGTGAGCTTTTACCGCCGCCGCCCGCCGTGATGGTTGGCGCTGGCTCGTCGACAGCCTGGCCAACGCTGGCGCCGAACTGGCGTTCCATGAACGCGGTGACCAGCCCGTGGTGAGTTCCGCCGGCGCTGATGGTGTGAAGTGGATCAGCGACATCCCGTGCATCGCAATTGCCGCGCAGGTGCACCAGGTTCGCGGTCACGAGCTGCTGCTGGCTGCCGGTATTGGTTACCGTGGTTATCGGGTCTTCAATGCTCTTGGCATCGGTGGTGTTGAAACCGCCATTCATCTGGGCCATGAACACCGTCGATACACCCATCGCGTGGGCGGCACCTGCCGGGCGCTGATAATTGCCGCCGCTGGTGATGGTAGGTAGCGGCTCGTTGAGCGCCTTGCCCTCATCAGCAAACCGGAACTTCACCAGGTGCGCCGCTGCGATCGCGCGATGATTCTGGGTCATCAGAGTCCCGGCCGGCTGATCGACGGCCACCGGCTTGCCTGAGTATTCAGGTCCGCCGGCACCGACCAGCACCGGACTGATCAACGTCAGCTCGCCGCGGTTGGCGCATGTCACTGTCGGCAGCGGGGCGTGTGGATCGTTGATCCGGTCGCTGCCCTGGTGCGTGGCTGGCGCGATGATGGGGCTGGCCATGGCGAACGAACCACCGCGCGGCCAAGAGGTCACGGTGCGCAGCGGGTCGTGTGCTGACTGAACGCTTTCACCGGACCAGTTCGCGATCGGCACGATAAACGGGTCAGCAGCATCGATGACGAACTTCTTCATACCCTTGGCGATCCGCCGCAGGGTGGCCGGTGCCAGTGGCTTCGGTCGGTCGAAAATGCTTTTGCTCGGGATCGTCCAGTCGATGCACTCGGCGGCGGTGCGCCACTTCTGCTGACCTTTGACCGGATTCTTCGCGTGGGTCGGCTCAGGCCAATTGATCGGCTGATCATCGCAGCGGGCGATCATGAACAGGCGTTCGCGGCTGGTCGGTGCGCCGAAGTCGCAGGCCTTGATGACTCGCCATTCAACGACGTAACCCAGGTGCTGCAGCTCGGCGACGAAAGTTGCCCAGGTCTGACCGCGACGCTTCGGGTCGGGCACCAGGAACTGCTGGCCGACCGGTACAACCTCACCTGGCTCGGCAACACCGCCGCCTAACTTGACGACGCGACCGGTGGACTTGCAGCGCTTGGCAATTAGCGGCCCCCACTGGAGGATCTGCTTCACGTTCTCCAGGCTGATGACTCGAGGCTTCTTCTTGCCGGCCCACTTTAGGCCGATCCACGACAGGTTGCGAATTTCGCGCTTGCGTGGCTGACCACCAGCGGCCTGGCTGTGATGCGTGCAATCCGGTGACATGTGGAACCAACCCACCGCCTTGCCGCCGCACTCGGTATCCGGATCGCCGTCGAATACGTCGGTGGTGTAGTGCACGGCACCCGGGTGATTGACGGCGTGCATGCTGATTGCTTGAGGGCTGTGGTTCTTCGCGATATTCACCGCGCGGCCCAGACCCATCTCAAGCCCGGTACCAGCACCGCCACCACCACAGAAGAAGTCGACTACGATTTCATCATCCTGAGTGCTTAAGCCGAGTCCGTATTGAGTTTTGAAATCGAAGGGGTGTTTCTTCTGTTGTGCGGACATAGACGTATCCTCGCCGTTGTATTGCGATGTGATTTTTTGAAAGGGAGATTCGTAAATGGGTGTATTCAGCGATGCACAGGAACAGCTTTCCGAGTTGCTCGGAGCGGCTCAGCCACTGGATAGCAGAAATGGAGTTCGATTTAGGTCAGGATCGAAAGGCCTAGCGACCCTTTACTCGCGCAACATCGCTTCTGGCAATCTGGCGGAATTAGCATTCGAGGTAGCAAACTTTGCGGCGAAAGCTGGGCAGTCAGCAGCTTCCATTACCTCGCTTGTGGAACGGCTTCGTCTCGAAACTGGTCAGTTAGTAAGCATTGACCCTCAACACAAATGGCCACGAGTCGGGTTGTCGAAGAAAGAACACGTGGATATCGTGATCTCTGCTATTTCATCGATCCTCCACAAGCAGGAATAGCGATCGTCAACTCGCCGGCTGGCGTGATTCGTTGAAGTGGAGTATTTGTGTTCGGAAATTTTGAATGGGAGGCCAGGCATTGACGCAGGAAGAAGCAATTAGGAACGGGAAGAGGCTCCGAGTGTTTATGGATGAGAAAATCAAACAAAAGGATGATTTTCGACGTCGGAATCTTGATCTTTCAAAACCAGATGCGCTGGAAGTCTTTGAGCAACTTCAGAAGGAAGCCGCGGAAGCGAGCACAGCTCTTTATGATTTCTGCACCAAACACGGAGTTTCTGCTTAAGCGGTCAGGCGGCCGGCGCAGAGTCGTGAAACACGTCCATTTGCGCCGCTCCGTCGAGCCACGCCGCCGCGATCCTGCGTTCGGCCATAGCTGCATAGTCCGGGTTGAGTTCGCACAGGATCGACCTGCGGCCTTCCTGCATGGCGACCACCGCCGTGGTACCGGCACCGCCGAACGGGTCCAGCACGATGCCGCCGCGCGGTGCCCCTGCTAAAACGCAAGGCCGGATCAGGTCAGGCGGGAAGGTTGCGAAGTGGGCGCCCTTGAAGCTGTGGGTGGCCACCGTCCAAACACTCCGCTTGTTCCGTTCGCTGGGCATTACTGCCAGCGCTGAGTCCATCGACTCGTTGTCCTTGATCCTGCCGCGGCAACGCTCTTTTTCGTCCGTGCCATGCCCCCACCCAACGCCGTTCGACTTCCTGGCCACTGCTTTCATGTTGCCGTTGGTTTTGGCGCCACCATTGGCACGCTCACTGCCGATCTGAGCGAGAACATCCTGCGACAATCGGTTGTGGGTGTTCGGGGAGCAGGGTTCAAGGATTGCGCCCTGGTCGAAGTAGTACTTCTGCGATTTGCTCAACAGGAAGATGTACTCGTGGGACTTGGTGCACCGGTCGCGCACGCTCTCCGGCATGGGGTTCGGTTTGTGCCAGATGATGTCTTGCCGCAGATACCAGCCATCGTCCTGGAGCGCAAAAGCCAGTCGCCAGGGCATGCCCATCATGTCCTTGACCTTGATCCCTTCTGTCAGCGGCACGCGGTCTGGCGAGACGGAAGCTCTATCGCGGCGAAACGACAGGTTGCCGGTGGAGCGCGCTGCGTAGCTGTCGCCCATGTTCACCCAGGCTGTGCCATCGTCGCGGAGTACTCGACGCACTTCCCGGAATACATCGACCAGGCGGGTGATGAACTCGGCCGGTGTTTGCTCCAGGCCTATCTGGCCGTCGACGCCGTAATCCCGCAACCCGAAGTAGGGTGGACTGGTCACGCAGCACTGCACCGACCGATCTGGCAAAGTCCGCATCATGTCGATGCAGTCGCCGACCAGTATCTGGTGGGAAGGGGTCATAAGTGATTTCCAATCAGACAATACGATTATGAATGGTATGTGATTACATTTCGTGACTAAAAAACCAGTATTGTGGCTAAGTGCCTCCTCGTGCTCAGATGCTCGTGACAAAAACGTCGCAATTTAAATAAGTAGAGGGAACTATGGCTTTATATAAATACGCTGGAGTTACGCAAAGTAATGATGTTGCCTTTGATAAGGAATTCAGTCCTGGCAATAAAGCCGAATGGCATGGCATTTATAAGTGCAAAAACTGCGGTGATGAAATTGCGATAGCAGAAGGTCATGTCTTGCCACCCCAAAATCATCATCAACATACGGATGCGAAACCAATTGTTTGGCGTCTTTTTGTATATTCACAGCAAAAAAAATAAGCAATCTAAGCCTCAATTCAGTTTGGGGCTTACTTGTATCCATGCATTAAGCCACTACCCTTGAGTTGATCTACGAGCTGTCGGGGCAGTCCCCGCAGCGTCAGCGTGCCACCGACTTCGTCAAACTCGACTTTTGATCCCAAAAGGTGCTGCTCGAAGCTGATCGACAAGCCATCGATCCGGCCGGTGAAGCGCCGAAATTTGTTCAGGGTCTTTTTGTCCGGCGGGAGCGAAGCCGACAGGCCGTAATCCTTGTCGCGGATGAAGTCGGCAAACGCCTTTGGCTGGTCGTCGTCGAGCGCTTCGGACAACTCGTCGAGGGTAAGCGGCTCGCCGAGCTTGGCCTGGGCCATCGCATAGCTGACCAAGGCGTTGGTCTTCTCGCGAGCTGATTCCTCGCCGAGGTCTTCGCTTTCAACGAAGTCGCTGAACGCCTTGAGCAGGGTGCGGGTTTCGCTCGGGCCGTCGATCCCTTCCTGGCAACCGATGAAGTCGCGGAAGTACTCGTTGAGTCTGCGGCCCTGCTTACCCTTCAGGTACGAGATGTACTGACGCGACTGTGGGTTGTTTTTCCACTCGCTGAGGTTGATGCGCGCGGCCAGGCGGATATGGTCTAGGTCCAGGCGCTTGACCGTCATCAGGTGCAGCTCTTCGGTCATGGTCACCGCTTCCGTTTCCTGCACCAGGGCGATGGCCAGGTATTGGGTCAGGCCTTGCTGGTAATGGCAGAAGAGGGCGTGCCCGCCGGTGGTCAGGTTCGACTCTTCCATCAACTTGGTCAGGTGCTCGACGGCGGTGACGCTGAAGTCGAGGAAATCGGAGCCGCCTGCCAGGTACTTGCCGAGCCAGCCGCTGAGCGGGTGCGCACCAGATTCAGCGTGGAAGAAACCCCAGCCCTTGCCGGCGGTGGCGTTGTAGCTTTCGTTGAGCTGGCTCATTAGATCGTCCCGAGCCTGACTTTCGACCTGCTCGGCACCGCCGAGGAATAGTACAGCCGGGCTGCCGTCGGGCTTCTTGTCGATCTTATGAATCACGCTATGGAGAACGGGCATTGCGATTACCTCAGGTAGGCGCCGCCCTCCGTGACCGGATGCGACAGTGGCATTTTGGGATGGGATGATGTTTGATGCGTGGCTGCACAAGGAGCGGATAACGATGGATGATTTGGTCAAAGAAGTAATACCGCTACTGCAGTATTTGATTCCTGGATTCCTGACGGCTTGGATTTTCTACTCACTTACAGCCTTCAAGCGACCGGACACATTCGGACAAATCGTCCAAGCGCTGGTATTCACTTTTATAATTCACGGTGTGGTCGTAGGGCTTGGCGAACTGTTCCTCTGGATCGGTGAAAAATACGGGGTTGAATTTGGCTATTGGGACAGCAAAGCGATCTCCATATGGTCATTTATCGTGGCCGTGCTCGTCGGACTTCTTTCGTGCTGCCTGGCTTATAACGACTCTCTGCATTCGCTCCTTCGCAAGATTGGCTTCAGTTCGAAAACCTCTTATCCGACCGAGTGGTACAGTGCTTTTACAAAGCACAAGCGTTTTGTGGTTCTAAACCTTGTCGATGAGCGGCGTATTTACGGTTGGCCATTGGAATGGCCTACTGAGCCAACCCAAGGGCAGTTCGTACTTCATGAGCCCGCATGGCTTAACGATGACGGCACTGAAATCCCAATGCTCGCTGAGCTTTTCGTGATAGACGTGACGAAGGTTGAGTGGGTTGAATTCACTCCAAAAACGTGGAAAGACAAATGACGAGTAAAGCCCCAACTCCACCACCTGCTGGAGTCGTACGCCCTAGTAGGGCCCCGCAAACGAATAACGCAAATCCGGCAAACCCAACAGTCGTTAGGCCTCCAGCACCAGCGGCGCCTCCCCCTAAGCGGAGATAGTCGCCGGGGAAATCACTTCATCTCCAGGATCCTTCTGAATCATCATCAGGCTCTTGCGGTGAAAAGCCAGCGACACGTTTTGTGATACCTCAATAACGTGTCGCGGCGGATCCAGCATCGGCAGGCACTTTTGAGGCCCCATTGCATGAAGGTGATGAATCATCAGGGTGATGGCCTCGCCCTGTTCCTCGATTCCGCTCCAGGCCATCAGCTCAGCAAGGGCTTGGCGAGTGCCGGGCAGGCAGTGCAGCCGTATCTCTTCTTCGCCGCGCTCCTTCTTCTTCGCCGCGGCTTTCGCTGAGCGTTCCGCATTGCTCTTGGCCATGGCCAACCTCTTCTATGCCGCTGGCCGGCATCGCCAGCCAGGTTTGTCGTTTTCGTTGCTGAACGCGGAACCGTCTCACGCTGCTACCTTGACCTGGTTCCAGGCTCCGACCGCTTCAAAAATCCGCGCAGCGTGAGCCTCGTCGAGCGATATGGACTCCGGAATTGCGATCCAACCAGAAGCCACCATCTGGCTTTGATTGGCGGAGTCACGCAGCTTCTTGTAGCAATGCTCGATCACGTCTTCCAGGTGGTCTGAGAGATAGACGCCGTCCGGCGCCACCTCAACCGACTTGCTATAGCGGTCGCCGCGAGCATCAATACAGAGAGCGCTGAGGTAGATCGTCCAGCGGTGGGGGATGCCGCACACGGCCTGGCCAATCTTCCCGGGAGCGATGTTCTTCAGCGACTTGTAATTGATCATGCCCTGGTGGCCGCTGGGATCGATGTTCACCACTGCGACGTGGTTGGTGTTGAGCAGTGCCCGGCACGATCGCTCGACTCGGGCGCGCATGTTGTTGGGTTTGCGCTTGCTCATATTGAGTCCGCCATTAATCGGAGGGCCTTTCGATCAGCGGCGGTCAACGCCTTGGGCTTTCTCTTGAGGACCGTGCCGGGGTCAATTTTCTGCGAGCGGGGAGGCGGCAGCGGGTTGCGCGGCGGGCTTTTCAGTTGGGCGATTTGCCCGCCGGCGGCCAGAAACTCGGCTGTCCGGCTGGAGATTGATTCAGCGTTCTGCCGCTGCTGCTCGACCAAGTTGAGGTGGTTGCTGATCATGATCAGGCTCCTAAACGATGGGCTTGCGCCCTGGCTTTGTCCGCGACTTCATCAACCATGCGATTCAGTTCCAGGTTGAACTGGACCAGCTCTTTGTGCAGGTTGGCGATGTAGTCTTCGTCGCGGTGAATCGTCTCGATGTAGAGCTGGCACTCTTCATCTTGGCGAGAATCGAACGACAGAAAGTCCCACCATTTCCGGCCCGTAACGAACATGCAGCCTTGGACCTGCGGCATGTGTTCCTCGGGCATGCCTTCGAGCCATGTCCTGACGTGAATCGCCTCATTGAAGGGGCACTTCGACTCGGTGCCCCCGTCATCGTTGATCAGGCCGTCTGGAGAGCAGCCGAGCCAGTCGTACTTCGGGTGGACAATGAACGCGGACGGTACGACGATGTTGCCGGTCAACATCTCGTAGGCGTCCTGAGCCTTCTGTTCTTCGGTGTGACCCCACTTCATGGAAGCGCTGCTGACGTTGTGCTTGGACTTCTTTGCCAGTCGCTCGAAGCACAGTTCGCGCATGTAGGAGGTACGCGCTTGCATCGGCTCGCGCTTGCCATTTTTGTCGGGCTTACCCCATGCCACCACGTCTTTAAACCGGCTGGCGGTTACTCGCCCAGATCGGTCTGCATTCCACTTCTCAGTGCCTTGAAGTTCCGTTCTCACTACGCCGCTTCCTCGGCCTGAGACAGGTCGTCGTGGGTGCCAGTTATGTCGGTGAAGTCGCCATCAACGGTTGCCGCCATGTTCTTCAGCGCTTCGTGGCATTCAAGGCCGATAGCTGCACGCTGTTTAGGCTTGAGGCCTGCCCAGGCTGTTGCATAGGCTTCGATGTCCTGCTGTTTCGCGACGACCAAGAGGTCTGCGAATACCCCGTCGATCTCCGGCGATGGGGATTTCGGGCCGAACGATACGCTGGAGGCGGCGGCAGTGTTGTTAGCCTGCGCGGCAGGAGTGATATCGATCTCGTTTCCGTAGGAGCCTTCGAACTCGTCAGGCGTGTAAACACCCAGGATCACGTCTGGGCAAAACAGGCGAGCCCACTTCTTTGTAGCGAGATAGGCGATTTGCTGCTTTGGGTCGTCAGCCCAAAGTGTGGAGTTACGAGTACGAGCTTGCGCCATGAGTGTCTCAAGCACTCGCGGCTCATTCTCTCCGCGGAAGGTTGCCCACACCCTGACGCCCAAGCCCACTTCGTCGAGCAAGCCCCAGCCAGGAACACGGTACTCCTTGTTTTCAGCGTTTTTCTTAACGAGGAATTTGCCAACTATCTTTTCCCAAGGACCAAACCAGTCATAGTGCAGGCGGTCGATGGTTGGAGCTTTGGATGTGATTACGGCGTTGACCAGCTGGGCTTCATAGCTCAGCGCGCCACCTTTCACGATGAACGTTTTCTGAGCCACCGCGAATGGGTTCATTTGCCACTGCATGGCCTGCAAGACGATCGCCATACAGTCGGCCTTGTTGCCCCGCAGGTGTTCAGGAACCGTCGTTTTCCCATCAGCCATCATGGTCGCAAGATCAGTCATCGACCTCATCGTGCCTGGATCAAGAATGAGCGCTGCCGCGTTGTGCGATGGATCGCTGTAAGTGGCGAGGCCGGTTGGTGCTTGAGTATCTGATTCGTTCATTGCGCTCTCCGTGGCCGACAAGGAGCGGGTCGGCCGTTAGATGGAAAGGATGGTTAGAAGCGGATGGCTTGAAGCCAGGCGCGAGCAGTGTCGAGGTCCACGTCGAAACCCAGGGCTACAACTTCGACAATGTCGTCAACCGATGGGGCGGTCGTAGTCACGTCGTCGGATTGAGCAGCGGCTGCATGTGCGCCGATGGGCACGACTTCGACCTTCTCTGCGACCACTGGCGCAGCCACCGGGGTGACTGGAACTGGCGCGGCGGCCTGGGCGCGCAGACGGGCCAGTTCTTCCTGGTCACGCTGATACTGTGCGTCGCGCTCGCGCTGCTGGCGCTGTTGTTCTTCCTGCTGCTCACGCTGTTGGCGTTGCTGTGCTTCCATGTCGCGGCGTTGCTGGTCCAGCTCGTCCTGCTGCTTCTTCAAACGCAGGCGGTCTTCTTCGGCTCGCTGCTTGCGCAGTTCCTCAGCTTCCGCGTCGGCGATGCGTTGCTTTTCGCGCAGCTCGTCGAGTTCTTTCTGCTGGGCCAGCAGCTTGGCGGCAGCCTCTTCTCGTTCAACGGCCGACTTGTGCAGCGTTTCCAGTTGCTCAATAGCGTTGTCGCGAGCGATGGTGCCTTCAGCTTCGAACTCGGCATACTCTTCGGGCAGGATCACCGACACCTTGACGCCTTGCAGGATGTCGGCGATATCGGCGGCGCTACGGCTTGCATATGCAGCGGCGACAGAGCTGAAGCGGGTAATCTTCGCCCGGATGGCTTCGACACGTTCAGCCTCGACACGCTCGCGCTCGGCCTTGGCGTCAGCTACGCGTTTTTCTTCGGCCTTGATTGCTTCGTCAACAGGCGCCTCGATTGCCAAGACTCGATCCTTCAGGGCCTCGCCGAAT